CTAACGCCAGTTGAATGTGAGCGCCTTCAAGGTTTCCCTGACAATTGGACTGATGGGCAAACTGATGGGCATAGATACAAGCAAATGGGCAACGCGGTAGCCGTGCCTGTTGTGCAATGGATTATCTCGCGGATGGTGGGCGAAGATGCCTAAAATATCTTCAGAAATCAGAGATTTAATTGCCCGTGAAATTGAATTAGTTGATTGGCTTGAATATCAAACAAAAGATGATATTGCAGAATTCATCAGAGGCAATGGATGAGCAACTATTGGGTAGATAAAATACCTTCAAAATTAGGCAAAGAATTTGTTAAAACTCACCACTATTCACATGGTATTCACAATGGACCAATGACATACGGAATGTTTGATGGACTTGATTTAGTGGGCGTGTGTGCCTTTGCTAATCCTTGCAGTGAAGCCGTATGTGCAAGCGTGTTTGGTTTAGAGCATAAAAGATCAGTTACCGAACTTCATCGGCTGGTCCTACTAGATGAGGTGCCTAAAAATAGTGAATCTTGGTTTATAGTTCGAGCATTGAAGGCACTTAAAAAAGATCGGCCTAATTACAATGCAGTTTTATCATTTGCTGATGCGACTGAAGGACATTTAGGAACTATTTACCAGGCAACGAACGCTATTTACACAGGCACTTCAGGCAAGGCTACATTTTATTTAGATCAAGATGGCAGACTTAGACACCCACGCCAAAATGGTGTCAATATAAAGCCAAATGATGCAAAAGAAATGGGCTGGGAACCAGTCAAGCGTGAAGGTAAGCATAGGTATTTATATTTGTTACCCAATGGTAAGAACCACAAAAAAACATTGTTAAAGCAATTACAGTTAGAAAGTAAGCCGTATCCAAAGGGGGCAAAGAATGAGTGAACTGTTACCAATCGCCCTGCGATTCTTGAAGCAAGGTATATCAGTAGTGCCAGTTGCCAATGATGGTTCCAAGCGGCCTGCATTTGCTTGGCAAAGATTTCAGCAAGAGTTGCCGACACCTGATGAATTACTAATGTGGTTCAAAGATGATGTAAATGGCATTGGTGTAATCACTGGCAAGGTTTCGGGTTCACTTGAGATGCTTGAGCTAGAGGGGCGAGCAGTTGCCCAAAAGATGCACCTTGATGTGGCCGAGATTGCCAATAATTCAGGGCTTGGCGATTTGTGGCAGCGCCTCAATAGCGGTTATGTGGAGTTGACACCATCAGGCGGGTTACATTGGCTTTATCGGGTATCAGATGGCACCTTGCCAGGTAATACAAAGTTAGCCCGTAAGCCTGGCGAAAACGGCGGTGTGGATGTATGGGCCGAAACGCGAAGCGAAGGCGGCTTTACCATCACCGCGCCAAGTGGCGGTGCCACCCATCCATCGGGCGGTGCTTGGACACTGATAGGTGGCTCAATCGAGACAATCCCAACTATCACAATGGCAGAGAGATCAGCCCTGCACGCAATCTTTGCAATGTTTGATGAGATGCCAAAAGCTGAAAATCTGCAACAAGAAGTAGTTGCCAAGCACGATGGAATCCTGACCCCTGGCGATGATTACAACGCCCGCACAACTTGGGAAGAACTATTGCAACCTTTAGGCTGGACCGTTGTTTATCGCAAAGGTGAATCAACCGTGTGGCGCAGACCAGGTAAGAATGAAGGTATCAGCGCAACCACCAACTTCAATGGCAACGATAAGTTCTATGTGTTTTCAACCAGCACTCAATTTGATTCTGAAACCTCATATTCTAAATTTGCGTTCTATGCAATGACTAAACACAGTGGAGATTTCAAGGCAGCAGCATCAACCTTGCGAAATCTCGGCTACGGGGCGCAAACGCTCAATTCTTTTGATTCAAGCAATTCACTGATGCCTACAAACACACTACAAGCGCCACCACAAGCCACACAAGGCGATTTGAGCGATGATCATTCTAGTTGGAAGCCAATACCACTAAAGGATTACTTTGATGGCTTATTTCAAGCACCCATTGCAACCTTACTCAAGCGTTCAGATGGTCATGGCCTAATCTATGAAGGCAGAGTTCATTCCATTTATGGTGAATCTGAATCGGGTAAATCCTGGATTGCTCAAATTGCAACTGCCGAGTGCCTGAAGAACGACAAAAAGGTGATCTATATAGATTTTGAAAGCGATGCGAGTGATGTGGTAACAAGGCTCAAGGCGCTAGGCGTATCGCGTGCCAACCTGCTCCAATACTTTTCTTACATTCGCCCTGAAGGTGCGCGTGATGCCGATGACCCATATTGGCAAGCCATCCTTGAGCCAAATTCAGCAACCCTTATCATCATTGATGGTGTCACAGAATCCCTGACAATGTGGGGTGGCGAGTCAAAAGATAACGATGCCATCACCCGCTGGATGCGATTGTTTCCACGAACAGTAGCCACGGCCAGTGGCGCAGCCGTTGTGCTTATTGACCACATCACCAAAAATGCTGAGACACGGGGGCGGTTTGCCATCGGCGGCCAAGCCAAACTTGCCACCATTGACGGCGCTGCGTACCTGGTGGAGCCTCTTGAGGCACTTGCCCCTGGTAGAACTGGCACGCTGACAATGAGAGTTACTAAAGATCGCCCTGGCTTTGTTCGCAAGATTGCAGGTATGTGGCGAAAGTCTGACCGCACCCAAGAGGCTGCAGTTTTCACTATTGATTCAACCAGGGCGCAGATGGAGTATGTCATTGGTGTGCCGATGCTTGAGGATGAGCTAGAGAGCAACAAAGAGTTCAAGAAGCAAAAAGAGGTTGCCGAGTTTATCCACAATCATCCAGGCGCTTCACGGCGATTGGTGGCCGAAGGAATTACTGGTTCGAAGGATGCCATTGGCGAGCGAATCAGTGACCTCTTGGCAGGTGGCTGGGTAGAGAATCGTGGCAATGACAGGTCATTTATTTTGTATATTTCCGACTTAGGCAAGAGTCATTTCAATCTGATGGATGCCGAAATCACACAATTGAAGGTGAATTGAGGTGTACCGTACTGTACCTTTTGTGTACCTTTTTATTTTAGGTACAGAGGCAGTATTGAGCGTGATCGGTGTGCGTACTGTACCGCTTATGTATATAAGCGGTAATAGGTACACCATCACACTCGGTACAGGTACGCCTAATGAGTGAGTTAGATTTCAAACCCATTGATTGCAGAAATTGCGGCAATCTGATTTGGGCAGGGGTCAGTGCATCCAGTCGGTGCGATATAAAACTTGATACGGCTCGACTCAACCTTGTTGAAGAAGTCATGGCACTCACGGCTGGCCTAGCCACCTATCAAATCCATCGCACCGCCATTTCATTTGAGGCAACCCGAAGGACGGCAACGCGGATGAAGGTGGCGCAGCCACTTGTGCTTGCCACCCACACCTGCAGAGCGCTAACAGTCTTTGGTCAGCAACCGCCCGACTACTTTGGTTCCACAAGGGAACCTTTAGAAACAACAAGTGAGGTGCCATTTTGAAACGACTGCGACACCTGTTTTGCAGGAATTACCATTGGCGGGTTATTGCGCCTCTTTCAAGTTTGTGGGTTGTCCGATGCACCAATTGTGGCTACAAGAAAGAGATTAAATGAACTGCAATATCTGCCAGCGCCCAACAGAGACAATTACCTGCCGTACTTGCCATAAGGCAATAGTTGTGTGGCTCACAAGTATCCCTGATCTGCAGTATCAGGCAGGTTTCCACATTGCACCTGGCAGGTCAGGGTCAGGGGCGGCATCGGCTGAACGCTCCATTGGGGTCAATGTCAACGCCCTAGATTATTCAATGGCAATTGAGTTACTGGCAATCCTTCACAGTTGGGAGTCAGAGATTCGTGCCGCTAGACAATTGACACCGCCCGCGCTGCTGAAGAAGGAACCAACAACAGATGCTGAAGTTCAGGCAACCTGCGATTTTCACCTTGCCCACCTTGATTGGACAATGGGGCAGGAATGGGCTGGAGATTTCTACAATGAGGTTAAAGAACTACATTCAAAGGGAATGGCTGCTGCCAAGCAATTTGTAGAGCAACCCCGAAGAATCCCATGCCCAACCGATGAGTGTGGCAAGTATGTGGTCATTGATGCTGAACATCTCATGGCAGATGTCAGTTGCTATGGATGCAAGCAATCATGGACAGTGTTGCGCCTTGTAGCTTTAGCAATGAGCAACCCAAGCCGTAAGTTCTTTTTAGATGTTGAGGCAATCGCATTGTGGCTAGGCATTACTCAACGCCAGGTGTATAAGATCGTAAAGGCTAACAACATTGAACGCCGTGGCAGTTTGTATGATTTGGCTGGAGTCATTGCCAACAGATAAAACTTGACAGAAAAGTTCACAATCTCTTGCTACACTTTCGTTAACAGGTATTGCTATCTAGTTACACCGCCCAGCCAATAGGTTGGGCTTTACTTATTTATGGATTGATATGGATACCGAAACAATCGAAGAAGTTGATGAAGCATTGGCACACGCCGTTGATACTCGCGCCAAGACAATTGATTCCAAGAAACACATCGTTGATAAATTCATTGACGATTTACTTGATAGCCGATTGGAGCTGACCAAATGCTAAGCATTGCGGTAACAGTTGGTGATGTATCAACAGACATTGTGACAGATCAGCCAATGTCATTTGAGGGAATCGAAACATTGTTAGTCAGAGCGACTAACTCAACTCTTGATGCTTACAATCGTTATGTGGTTGTGAATGAGGATTTGGAATCTTTAACAGAGGATGATGAGTAATACACAGGTTTGTGTTAAATGAAAGATAGATAAAGATTTAGATGCTTACCACGCAGACAGACGAACAGGCAATCGCAAAAGGAATGTGTGCATTGATTGCAGACAATCACAACGCCAAATAACAAACATATCAACATTTGAGTATGCAAAGTTATTAGTTGAACAAAACAATGCGTGTGCTATATGTGGTGTTGAAGCAACAGAGTTAAAGCGTGAGTTAAGTGTTGACCATAACCACGAAACAAATAAGATACGCGGTTTGTTATGTCATCATTGCAACATTGGATTAGGTAACTTCAGAGATAGCACAACATTGTTATCAGTTGCCATTGAATACTTGGAGCGAACAGATGGTGTTGCCTAGACCTTGTGCTGGATGTGGCAAGGTAGTGCGAGCAAGTAGATGTGTAGATTGTCAACGCATTAAAGAACGAGCTAGACCTACCCGCACCCAGCGTGGCTACGATTACAGTTGGAACAAGTTAAGCAAGCAACTAAGAGAGCAACAACCTTTCTGCTCAATACCAGGTTGCACCAATAAAGATTTAACAGTAGATCATATAATTCCTTTAAGTGAAGCGCCTTATCTGCGCCTTGAAATTTCTAATTTAAAAGTTCTTTGCCGTATGCACAACAGTCGCAAAGGTAACTCTTAGCACGCATATACCCCCCGTGGCAATCCCCCGTACGGGGTAAAAGTTGCGCAAGCATGAGGGGTATAAAC